CTCCGGAACTGTCTGATAAAGACTTTTTCGAATATGTGGAACCACTAACTTACGGAGATGATATGCTTGCGGCTGTTCGCGAAGAGGTAAGCCAATATTATAACAATACGACCTACCAGATCTTCTGCGAAGAGCATTACGGGATGAAATTCACCAGTGCGGCAAAGAATAGCGAAGTTAGCGACTTCGTATCTATAGATGAAGCAAGTTTCTTAAAACGAACCTTCAAATATAACAAATGGCTCAAAGCGTGGACGATGCCTTTAGATACTGATTCTATAGCAAAAGCCATGATGTGGTGCCTACCTTCGAAGCACGTTGCTCCTCAGGAGCAAATGCGCAGTACCGTTGCGACAGTTCTTTATGAATTGTTGTTTCATGCTGAATCGGAGGTACAATGGTTGCAGTGGAGAGAAGAGCTCAAGAGCTTTTTATCTCACCATTACTTCCACGACGAGGTTGTGCGCCTCCCTGATCTAATAGATATGTTAATCAATATTTATGGAGAGGAGCATGCACATTCCATCACAGCTAAAAGGAGTGAGGAGCGCTCCAGTGATGAGAATACGGGAAAGCTTATCAGCTTTATAGATGTTCTGTCGCCCGAACCAATGGACGAACATAGTCTCCACCACTCGACGCGAGACAGACCGCTCGCGCCGATCATGTAATGGTCTGCCACAACACGATCAACATCCCCTTTTGATAGTTCCTCGGGGAAAATAGATACGAGGATCTATACCTTAAAGCGGCAACGCGACGAACTTCGTCGTGACCTGACCGGTTTGAAAGATGGTATCTCTACTTCCGACCCTCTCGTTTTGAGGGCCATGAAGAGGAGAGCCAATCGCATTGGCCTTAGAGACCAAATTAATATTCGCATAAAGCTGTGCTCTCAGCTAGCGGATATCGATGCAACCATTTTGTCCTATGAACGCATCCTCACGAAGAGGAGAATTCAACAAGACCGTAACATCTACACCGAGTCAGGTGTTATAGCTGTGGAATCTACCACAGCTGAAATCACCAATGACGAGACGTATGAGAATATGGTCGACGTGGGCGGAGAAGAGAGCAAGGAGGCTTCTGCTGGATATTCCAGTGGAGTCGCTGATGGTGAGGTATCATTTCTCGATATGGGAGATTACTTAGCCAGACCTGTTGAAATACATTCAGCAACTTACGCCGTTGGTTCAAACATATCCGAAAGGTTATCTGTTTGGGATTTGTTTTCCCTTGAACCATCGGTTAGAGCCAAACTTAGGAATTTCGCGTATATTCGCGGAAATCTTATGTTACGAGTAGTTATATCAGGTTCACCGTTTCATTATGGTAACCTTTTATTGTCGTTACAGCCTTACGCCGATTACAATTCTAACCTTACAGCTTTGCTGAATGGTTTGGGTTTCCAATCTGGTATGAGGGCTAACGTCTTAAACTATCTCTCACAAGCCCGTGGCTCGGCTATCGCGTCTTATCGCGATAATGTTCCTATTGAACTAGAGTTTCCTTATATCTCTACCAAGCCTATGCATAGGTTATTCAATAAAGGAGCCTCAACAGCTATTTCTGCCGTCACATCTTTTGACGATCTAGAACATGCTGGAGACCTCTTCATTTACAGCATCAACCCTGTGTCTGCGGCAACTGCTACGGCGACTCCTATCGCCATACAAGTTTACGCATACATGAGGAGTGCACAAATGGGAACAAACACGGCTACACAACTCGCCATCACTACTGAATCAGGTACCATATCTGGTTCAAAATCATCCAGTGACGAGCGTGAGGTAGGTCCCGTTCAACGTATTGCCACGCGAGTGGCACAAGTTAGCGGGGCTTTGACTCTCGTTCCTAACATTGGTATGTGGGCGAAAGCGAGTTCGATGATAGCCACGACTGTCGCAGGTGTTGCTTCTATTTTCGGATGGTCGAAGCCTGTGATCAACTCTGAACCGATGTATGTTATACCTCGACCTTACATGTCGAACGGAAACACCATTGGCTATGACGCTAGTTTGAGGATGACGTTAGATCCTAAACAAGAGCTTACCATAGATCAGAGAGCAGTCGCTGTATCAGATGATGAGATGTCTTTCCATCATATAGCGAGACGTCCAACATATCTTACCACGTTTGCGTGGGCGGATACGGATGCCTCCATGGGGACAAATATATGGAACTCTTTAGTTCACCCATGTTTAGTCACCACATTTGAGGGATTGACAAAGAACTTTGTTCAACCATCTGCTATGGCATTTGCTGCTGCTCCTTTCCAATACTGGAGAGGAGACGTTATCTTCAGGTTTGAAGTGGTGTGTTCTCAGTATCACCGTGGGAAACTGGCGTTCTTTTATGAACCCAATCTCTCACAGTTTGCTTTAATTAACGCAGCACTGTCCCTGAATAAACAGTACATGAAAGTTATCGACATTCAAGACACCACGACTTTTGAGTTGCGTGTCACTTGGGCGGCGGTAAGGTCGTGGTTAAAGATAGTTAATGCTGCTTCTGCACCATATAACTCTCTTTCACTACCTGCCAACACCCAGCAGGAAGGATACTCCAATGGTTACATAGGAGTTGTTCCTTTCACTGCCCTTCAGTCTCCTGATGGTAGTGATGTGTCAGTTAACGTATATGTTTATAGCGATAACTTGCAGCTTAATGGACCTTGTGCTAAGAACTTACCGGAAGAGCGTGACATTGTCACTGAATCTGGTATGGTTAACGACGGTCCAATCACTTGCATATTGGTTGATGATATTAGTACCATTGACCTTAACGTGAGTACAGCAACAACCGAGCATATCTGCGAAGATTTCTTCGGTGAGCAACCTCTATCCTTCCGATCATTAATGAAGAGATTC